AACCGTTGTAGCAGACGATGCTACCCTAGCGGCCATGCAGCAACTGAAGGCAATCCGCACGCAGCAAAAAGAATTGAACAGCCATGAGGAATTGTTGGCTGTGCAGGTTCAGGGATTCATTAAAGACAACGAGGCTTTGGTGGATGCTGAAGGAAAGGTTTTGGCAACATGGAAGGGGGAAGCTGGTGCAAAGCGCGTCAACAGTGCGCTATTGCGTGAGAAATTCCCCGACATTGCCGAACAAATGACAACCCAGGGCGAACCCACCCGCAGATTTTTAATCAAGTAACCGAAAGGAAAACCAAATGACAAACAATTCACAATTAGAAGTGGTGGCAGCGCCAGCAACTATTGAGGCAACACCGATGGATCTGGTGGCGCGTTCAGAAATTGACAGCCAAATTGCCACGGCTAAAAGATACCCACGAAGCATTAAACGCTTTATGGATTCGGCCTTGCAAATGGCAACCTTAAACGAAGGTGTTGCCTCATCCTGCATTTACGGCTTGCCGCGTGGTGGCAAGATTATTGAAGGCGCATCAAGTCGTTTCGCAGAGATTATCTTGAACGCATGGGGCAATGCTAAAGTGGCAGCCAGGGTTATCAGTCAAACAAATAAATTTGTCGAGGTGCAGGGGATGTGCCATGACTTAGAAACCAACACGGCTATCAGCGTGGTGGTGACACAACGTATTGCCGATAAATATGGGAAAACTTACAACGACGATATGATTGTGGTGGCGATTAACGCTGCAATCTCTAAAGCTATCCGAAACGCTACATTGAAGGTTGTGCCGCAAGCGTATTGGCATCCCGTGTTTGAGGAGGCCAGGAAGGTAACAATGGGTGATTCGAAAACCCTTGCCAGCCGCAGGGCATTGTGCATTGAAACGATGCAAAAGTTTGGCGTTACGGCTGACATGATTCTTAAAAAGTTTGAGCTTAAGGGGCTAGAAGATTTAACGCTGGAGCATTTAACGGCTTTGCGGGCGGTTACATTGTCGATTAAGGATGGCGACACCACAGTTGAGGAAGTGTTCCCTAGTGAGGTTAAAAAGGACGTTGCAGCCAAAGGCAATGAAGGTCTGAAGGCTGCTCTTGCAAAGGGTCAAAAACTATCGGCTGAAACATTTAATGAAACACTTTCTGAAACACCTGAAACACATGAAACACCAGCCAGTGAATCACTGGAAAACGGGGAGAACGACTGATGACTGATAAGAAATCAAAGTGCCGCTTTTGTGGAACAGAAGCCTATAAAACAGAAGAAGAATCAACGCGAAAACAAATACAGGTTTATAAAAATCTTGATAGGCAACGTGAGGCGTGGGCAATAGATGTTATCAAAGCCGCCGTCCAGGCGATTGAGGATGTTGTGGAGGGCGTGTACCCAATGTGTATTGCACTACCATTTGATGATTCATGTATTCATGACGTTTCCAGAACTAAGGAGGATGGGGATTGCCAACAGTGCAGTCATGAATACCTGAAAGAAACGGCAAACGCACTGAAAGGACTGATTGATGACTAAAAGAAAAAAATCCTGGGATTGGTTGATTAAAGAAATTGAAGAAGATATGGAGGTGAGTGATGTTTGATGATTACAAAGAATTAGAGCGTATTTGGGATGCAAATGTCGAAAAACTTAAACAGGACATGCTTGTATCCTTAGATAAGTTCTGTTTTTGCGCATCTTTACTGAGCGCGGCATTCGCAGTAGTTCTTACTATTGCTTTATTTTACTTGAAAGGACTGATTGATGTTTAAAAGCGTTTTTAATGTTTTAGAGGATGTTACCCGCGTGGTTACAGCCCCTGTAGAGGTTTTAGTTGATCTGGCGCAAGTGGTGACAAAGCCAGCGGCAGACGCAGCACAAACGGTGGTTGATGAAGTGAAAGGATTGCTCAATGACTGAAGAACAGTTGCAAGAAATTTGGTGCGAGGTCAATTTTTTATGGGAACAGTACGTTATTACAAAAGATGAATTGTCTGTTGATGCAATAGCATTGAGGCAAATGCTGATAGATTCATTTGTGGAAATACTAAGAAAACAAGAGGAAGGAGAATGGAGAGCATGGTTATAAGATACAGCATTACAGTGAAAAGCATTGTTTGGCGACTGATTGCGTCTGTGGTTTTCTTTTGGTCAATTTTTCAGGTGTTATCGTATGACTTTGTTCCTTTAGCCTTTTATGTTGTTGGTTTAGCATATTTTTCCCATCAAGTTTTGTGGTGGTTATGGAAAGGAATTCCATGCACAAAAACATTGGTTATCAATAAGGAGGACAACGATGGCTAGGTCAAAAATTACAGACCGTATCAGATTGTTTGTGTGGTTTGTAATGGCAATTATCACCGCGCCATTTGCTCTGGTGCTGGCCTTTTCAAGCTGGCTGCAAGACCTTGTGGCGGGTGACCAATTCCCGCGTTTACGATGGGAAGTTCAAAAGGCGGAATACGCCAAGAAATATGGCTGGCCACCAACAACAGAGGAGAAGAAGGATGACTAAACCAGATTTCAGTGAGGTTTGGGGGAGCCTGGTAAGTGGAAAATGGACTCTTTTATTTGCCGATTATATTGGAACTTTGATTGATGCCAAACCAGATTTAGATACTGTCGATAGATTGCAGCAAATTTTTGACCAGTACCCAGATTGGGATGGGCATGGAGCCAACCCCGTCAATGCAGAAAGTTTAATGCGGGTTAGGGATTTTGTCATGAAGCTGCCTGACGATGTTGAAAAACCAGAGGTTGTGCCAGAGCCCGATGGTGATGTGGTCATGGTGTGGACAAAAGATGGCCGCCACGTTTGCATCGTTGGAATTGAACCAACGGGGAAGCTGGTTATAAGCGTGGCCAGGGATAGGATACTGTGGCAATCATATCCAACCAAGCACATCCACCTTGCCGAAGATCGACTTCACTGGCCAATCAGCGCCAAGTATGAACTTTACGCATGGTTGCAAGCGGCTTACAGAGAATAAAGGGGAGAAAGAATGACCCGACCATCCCAGCTAATGATTAAGGAAGTAAGGTTGCGTGCTGGCTTAACCCAGAAACAGGCGGCCAAAATTGTCGGCATTACAGTGCGGGCGTGGCAGACTTACGAGGCCAAAAGCGGCAACAGCATGGCCACAATACCAGAGGCGCGTTGGGAATTGTTTTTGATAAAGATTAAAAAAAAGATTAAAAACATATAGCCCCGCAACAGTTTCCTATCGCGGGGCTACACGCACCAAGGGAGAACAGTAAAGAACATTCAACACGGAGAAGTTGTTGAGCGTCAGGATTTTACCCGTTCTTCTAAAGATTATCTAAATCTTATAATGCTGTCAATTAAGAATAATGTGGAAGGTGGCGCTGTTCCATCGCAGCGGCAATGTTCCAGCACCACCTATAACAAAACTTGGGAATCTATCCAGGAACATTCCTACCGCATCTTTATGGAAAGGAGGAAGAAAACCCAAGCGTCCAGCAAGATTTTAGCTTAAGCCAACTCAGGATGCAAGGGGCGGTGACAGGCTCCGTGGACTAGTTGTTAGCGTACCCACCGTAAGCCTGTCACCTTCTTTCCCGCCAGTGGATTGACCGCACGGCTAACAGCAGACGACCAAAAACCAACGGTCAAGAATTTTGTCCTGGGAGAGTATGCTAACCCAAAACTTGAGTTCAAAGGCTCAGCTTCAGGATAGCACCTTTGCTAAAAAATGCAACAAGTGGTCATTTCCAAAGTGGCTATGGGTGCAAGTCTAAAAATGTTGCCAGGCTATCACAATCTTTTGTGCGCATTTTCCAGCCATTGAGAAACTTTTTCATAGCAGGCCTTCTGGCCGCCAGCGCGTCATAGTATGCTTCTCTGCTTGTGGTGTATGCTTGGCGCAAAGTGCGCGATGGTTTGCTTTTGCAGGCCGCGATGGTTTTCTTGCCAATAATGCCGTCATCCGTTTCATTAACAAGTCGCTGAAGAATCGCAACCGCTGGCTTAATCCCAGCATTCACCGAAAAGTCAGTAACCATTAGGGCAAGCCATGCGGGCAAGTCATCACCGCGAACCTTGTTATAAAAATCGCGTTCATAAATTTCTGCCGCTTGCTTGCGGGTCAGGTTCTTAATATCTAGGTGAGGATAGCTCCGCTTGCTGATGCCGAACTTTGTTTCACCGCCAGGATCGTCCCTATCATTCACATAGCCCCCCTCATGCCGCAGGATGAAGTCGATAATGGGGTTAGGGATTGTCATCCTACGAACCTGCTTTGTCTAAAATTTCACCGCAATCAATGCACTGGCGTGCAGTTGCTTTTGTAATATTCTTACAATCGCTTTTGCTGTAAACCGTGATGATTTTCCAGTGTGGGCAATCTAACCCCTTTTGCAGTTGATGCGCTACGTTTGCTTGCATGGCTATTCTCCTAATGATTCCCGTTAGTTAATACCCCGCTGTCATTTTACCATCAGGTCAGTCTTTTGCTTGCTACCAATGCTGGAACCGAAATAGTAAGCGACAACAGTGCTTACCATCGAGCTTATAGTACCAATCAAAATCATGATAGCATTTTGTGCGCTTTGCGGCATATCAACCACAAACAACAAATACAAACAGGCGGGAAGTGATGCCATTGTGAAAATGGCGATTGAAATCATTTCCCAGCTGGTGCGTCCAGCTTGTTGAATTGCCACTTCGCGCGTGCGGGCGCTGGCTTTATCGTCGTAATCCAGCTTGGCAGTTTGATAATCAATTTTGGCCATTTCAATTTTGAAATTGGCTTCAGTATCTTTAATCCTGGCCAAAACATCTGGCGAACCATTTGTAATTGCAGCTACAAGGCTATCTTCACTAGCGTTCTCATCCCCCAGGATTGACTTGCCCAACATGCTTACCGTTGCGCCCGCTAATGGGCCACCTAAAGCAGTAGCTAACGTGGTAGAAACACCTTGCAAAACATCACTTAGCACAGACATTTTTCACTCCCCCATGAATCACAACACAATTACGCCAAGGCCGCCACGGCTTGCCAACATTGGCAACAACACGCTCGGCCAGCTTCACAGAAATGTTGCGGCGGTCATACTTGGTTTTGTCAAAGTCAACCAGCTCAATCAGCCGCCCTTTGCGGAATCCGTAAAACTTCCCGTTATGTTCAACAGCGGTCGTCACAAAGCAACCTCCAAAAACGGTCGCCACAAGGTCTTGGAAGGACATCGGCTTACGAACATATGCAAACGACCCTGTTTTCTCTGTAAGGCCTTGTATGAAAGAATTAAGGAACATAAGGAAT